GAAATATCAACTTTCTGTGGCACATAACTACTTTGGTAAGTAATCTCTATATAATCCCTTGCAAGTTCTGCAATATCAAAATTAACTGTTTCAGAACCAACAAATGATAAAGGCAAATTCTTTGTTAATGTATATCTTAAAGTTCCATCAATAGTTACTGTACACACAACAGACCTTGCTCCAATTACTTCTATGTATTTAAACTGTGGGTTTCTTAATGCTATATTTGCCATCTTAAAAATCTAGTGTTAGTGTAGCTATAAATAAATATAACCTTATTGTTGTGTATGTATATCTTTCATCTTTTGCTATGTACTCCCAACCTAACATAAGTCTGTTATGTGGAAAATGAAATGCTATGCCTAATGTCCAATCCATAATTTATTTTGTTCCTAATATTATACCATCTTCAATGTCTAACACAAATGCTTTTGATAAATCATCTGGTAATCTTTTTAATCCCGCTTCAAATGGTTTTGTAAAAAATAAGTTTGCTTTTAAACCTTTGTTATAAATACTTCTTGCAATTAAATAACTCATACTTTCGTAAGACAAAAATCTTCCAGTTTTTTTATCTTTCCATTGAAACTTCTTTTTCTTTATCCAACCACTTTTTGTTTCTGGATTGTAAAGTGCTTTTGTTAAACCACCTTTTGGACCAGTACCACTACCATATTGAAACTTTGATAATGCAGCACTTGTTTCTGGATAGGTTGAGGTTTTACCTTTTACACCTTTATCTACAAATACACCGTAATCTTCCATTAGAAATTCTAACAAAAAATCATCTTGGCTTTTGTCTATAACGTAACTAACTGAATTGTATAAATCACCACCACCTTTTTTATCTTTGGTTAGGTTTGATTTAGATTGCTGTACAACATACTTACCATACTTATTTAATATTTCATCTACGTTTTTAAACTGCATTAGCAAATGTATATATCATTGTAAATTAAAATAGTAATGTCTGCTGTCCAACCAGCAAGTTCATTTTCAAATCTATCACTGAAAGGTGTTAAACTTGGATTGCCATCAAGTTGGTACATATCTGTATGTAATGAACCCATCCTTAACTTCTGTATTAGCTTGTTTAAAACCAATAGCTGCGTGTTTAGAATATCTTGTTCATTATCATTACCAGTAAATCTATCTGTTGTTATATCTTTTGATTGGTCTACAATATCACAAGCTAAAATACTTATGTTAAACCTCAACACTTGTTCTTCTGCTGAAACACTATTTACAATCATATGCGCTAATGGAAATATGTCTTGCTTGTTTAGGTTCACTTTGCTTATGTCACCAATAGAAACTGTATTAGTAAATTCTGTACCTTTTAATTGTTCTTCTATTGTTGAGGTAAGTTGATAATACCCTCTTATACCTTGTTGGCTCATTTGAAATTCTTTTTAATTCTTTTAGCTTCCATTTCTGCTTTCTCTTTTAAATATTCTAAAGTGTATAAGCATTTATGTACGTTTAGTTTAGTGATATCTTCAAGTCTTCTAATATCGTTTTGAGCGAGTGCAGTGAAGATGCTTTGATACCATCCATACTTTCTTGAAAAATTTGTTTCTGCATCAAGCTGTCCATCTGCGGTGCTTCCAAATAATCCACCATAGTTTTCGACAAGTCTATTCCTAAATTGTACAAAAAAAAAATTGAACCCAATACCACATCCATAGGTATTTCTTCTAACTTTTCTTTTGCATCTAAAGTATATTCATTAATCAAATACTTGTCACCTATCTTTTTACTGATTGGTCTGTATAATACATTCATTGCTATTTGCATATTTTGCCAGTCACCAATGTAAGTATCCAAATCTATATATTCACCTAAACTCATTTCGTCCAAGTCTGGTATTATACCATATTCAATACCACCTATTTTAAATGTTCTTATTAAACTTGGTTTATCTTCAAACATATTATTTATAATCTCAACAATTCTATCTGCATCTGTTAGTTTTAATAACCTTGCACTTTTTGCATCCAGGTTACAAAATATCTCTATCATTTTACATTGTAAGAAATAACTATCATCATTGGTTTCTTGTATTTTTAGAAACTTCTGATATTGCTTCAAAGATATTTCAGATAGGTCACTTGGTATGATTAATTCAACTTTCATATTTATATAACGTTTTTAAAATGGTTTTTTATACTAAGGTAAATATAATAAAAAAAGGCACACCATTTCTGATGCACCTCTTAAACAAAACTCAACTTAACTAAATCTTTCTATTGATGTTATTCGTTGTTATAAGTCATTTAGCTTATCTTCCCAATATTCAATAAGATAGTAAGTGTCCATAGGGTCTTCGAATCCATAAGGGCTTAATTTATCCATTTTATTATTTAACCTTTTCAGTATTTTTTCAATTACTTTCTTTCTAATTTTAGTATTTATTTTCATCGCTAAACGTCGTATAACAACGTGTATAAACAAAAGCTATTATTCGCTTATCCGTTGTTTAGTTATTATTTATTTTAGTGTTTTATTATTCAATCTTTAATACTTATTTATACGCTTCAATTCATACACAAACACGTTGTGTGTAATACTACTTATTTATTATATGTAAACCTATCTGTTTACTTTTTTCTTTATTTGTCAACTTAATAGTTTACACACGCACTAATCATATTCTTGTACGTTACATCATATCGGCTTCAAAGCAAGTGTTACTACAAACACCTTCTTTTTCTGTTGTATCTCCACATACGGGACATTCATACTCTGGGTAATCTGGGGTACTATACCAATCCATAATATTCTGTTTTAAGTTTACCATTACGGTAATGTTCTACAATTACACCAGTTGATAAAGGTACTACCTTGTATGGTCTGATGCTTTTCTTTACTAAAAATCTGTTTATTAATTTTTTCATTATTCTTCTATTTCTTTAAATACTGCGTGTTCTAAACAATCGCCACATATTTCATCACTTAAATAAGATGCTTCTGCACCACAACAATTACTATACATTTATATATATGTTTAAAGCATTTAATACTACCGCAAAAAATGCTATGATTAATACTATTATTATTTGTGTTTTAAACCTTTTCATTTGTAAGTTCGTTATATTCTTTAATGTATTCTTTAGCATCATCTAAAAAAGTTGGTGCAATAGCTTTTAAAGCACCTCTGTTATCTTCCATATAACTAAAGTAGGTTTCTAACCTCAACTTAATAGCATATAGCTTTTGAAATTCATCTACTGGTAAATTAACTGTGTCTTTCATATCTGTTTTATTAAATTAATATACCGCAATATACAAATAAATAACATACCAACAAATAATTTAATAACTTTTATGAAATAAAGTAATTACCCCTGTTTGGGTTTTGTAGTTGATACGATACAGAATAACGTATTGCATCAATAATATGGTTGAATTTGTCTTGTGGTGTTTTAGACTTTTTCTCCAACCAAGAATAGTTGTTTAGTTCTTTGATGAGGTTGATACTGTTTTCTTCTACAACTAAATCATAGTCTTGTAGTAAAGCTATGCCATAGGTAATTGAACCTTGACCTTTTATTGCTTTGACTACATTGCAACCTTTTGCTTTAAGTTCGTGTAGTAATCTTGGTTCAGCACTATCACCTACTATAAGATGGTTTTTAGCGTGTTTAAGGTTTAGTTCAGCTATTTGTGATGTGGTAAGACCTTTCAAGTAAAAACATTCCTTTAAATAGATTATCTTATTGTTTGTATCTATGTTAGTTTCTACTAATGTATTTTCATCTGCTGCAAAACCATAATCTTGTCCAAAGACACTTACACCAACTTTTTTAAACTCACCTATCTTCCAATTAGTAAATATAACACCTTCAGCTTTTGCCAACCATCCACCAAGCATTTGATGTTTGTATTTCTCTGGTCTGCGTTTCTTAATGTTTTCTATTTGCTCTAAATAGCTTTTAGATAGGTTTTCTACGTTATCTAAATATGTGGTGTGTATGTAGGTTGTATTTCCTTTGGTTGAGTTTACACCAGCTTGTACACCTTTATCTTCAAAGAACCTATTGTATATCCAATGCTCTTTTGTAACTGGGTTTAAAATAAGTATTACCCTATTCTTTTGGTTTAGGTTTCTTACACTTAAATCTATCTTGTCAAAGATGTTTTCATCTTGCAGTTCTTCTGCTTCATCCATTACCCACGTGCTAACGTTAGTTAAAGACTTTAGGTTAGCCGTTTGGTCACCACTTGATGTCTTGATACCTTTAAAGATTATCTTGCTTCCAGATAGCTTATTTCGTATTTCATCTTTTGTTATATAAAAAACGTGTTGTAGTTTAAGTGTTTCTATCTTGTCTATAAATTCTGGTATAATAGATATGTATGCAGATGATAGTGTAAACCTAGTAAACAAGATTGTATGCCCAGCTTCAAAAGTGAGCAACAACAATAGTAAGTTTATAGAATACGATTTACCAGAACCACGACCACCAGTAACAATATAGTATCTTGCATCTGATGTTTGGATTGGTTTATACTTTGGGTCAACTTCTATCACTTAAATTTTATAATATCTTTAAAGTTAATATTAAACCCATCTGTTGATGTTATATCTACACTCTCTTTAGGTTTACCATATCTATAACCAAAGTACAATGACATAGCACGACTATCACCTTTTAGTATTTGTTTGCCAAGTGTTTTTATTACCTCATCATTATCAATAAGGTTATCTAACTTTTCTATTAGTTTTAGTTCGTCTGCTTTCTTTGGTCTACCAGCACCCTCTCTTGCACCACCGTTATTTTTTCTTTTATCCATTTGAAATAAATTTGTTTATTCAATTATATAACGTAATTACTCAACGTTTTTATTTAGCTTTAATTTTAACAGTCTTTCTCTTATTGCTTTTCTTTCTTTACCCTTTGGTAATTTGTCAAATAGTTGTTGTAGCTTTTGTATTAGTTTCTTTCTGTTCATAGTTTGTTTATTAGTTGATGTTATACGTTGTTATATACAAGGCTCAACTTCAGTCCATCCAGCAATGTAAATTCTATTACCATCTTTATCTATTCCATTGCAATACATTCCATCAAGTCTGTATATTGTAATTTCATCACCTTTATTTATTGGTATTGATGAAGGTGGTGTTTTAACTTTATCATCAGTTACTATTACCTTTGTTCCGTATTTTACATTGTGTGCTTCCATAATCATAGCTTTTCTATTTCGTTTAATACTTCTTGATAGTATTCTATGTTGTTAGATGGTTTTAGTATTTCGTTTTCTAGTATAAGGCTTATATGTAGTTTAGCACATTTTTTTGCTTCTGTGCTTGTTGTTGTTTCTACATAAAATGCTTTTGCTAATTGGTATGCTTTCTCTTTTGGTGTTTGCATAAAGTGCCATTCTTTTTTTATCATATTATCATAATTAAAGGAAATAAACATAATATAACTATTGCCCAATATACTTTCCAGAATTTAGATTTTACATAGTAATCTTCCCATACTATACAATGAAACCCAAAACTTAATGCTAAACACAATATTGTTTTTATAAACTCTATCACGTTGCACAGTTTATTATTTCGTACTCACTATTGTTTTGCTTCCATTCAAAAGACTTTAATACTAAAGCTGCACGTTCATCATACATAGTTTTTTGTTCTTCTTCTAATGCTCTGTATTGCTTTTCATTTTTAGTATAACCACCGTCAAATTTGCTTAACTTTTCTATTGCCTTGAAATAATCTTTTTCTAGTGTTGCATACTTTTTTTGTATCACTTCTAACTTTGAAATCTGGCTATACTCTATTTGTGATTTAACTATAAAGTTGCTTTCAAGTTTATCGTAGTAATCAAATCTATCTTTTTTGTACAATGGATACATTTTGTTTGCGTGTATTGCCGTTGCGTGGTCAAATGATTTACCTTTTGATTTTATAAAGTCTGATATACTTACCCACCTCATATCAAGTTTATTTCTTAATATATGGCAAAGCAATGCACGATGCTCAACATATTCGGTTTGTCTTGTTTGTTTGTATATATCTATGCCAGTTAAAGTAATAAGTAAATCACTTACTTGTTCTGGTGTTTCTAATATTGTTGGTATTGTGTTGTAATTCATTTGCTTTGTAGTTTTTGTATGTATAAAGCTGCATCCATAAGTTCTTCTTTTAGGTGCTGCAAAAAATCATCTTTGTTATTGTCTTGTAGTGTTGTTTTGTATTTGTCTATTCCTACACAACTTCTTATATCAAATTCTCTTTTTAAATCTTCTACTATTTTATCTTTCATTGTGTTCTTAATTTTAAAAGGTGGTAGCACTCAACAAATTTTTGTCTTGCTTTACCTTTGTATTCTTGTTTAAATAATTCATATAATTTTCTTGTGTATTGGTATTTTGTTGTGCAGTCTTTAAAATGCTTTTCTGCAAACTTCTTACCCTTACCTTTAAAGTAGTTTACATTGTCTGCCGTATCACCCTCAATCATTTGTGAGTAAAAGTTAAACATTGCTTCTTCTTCTGATATATCCAATACAACCTGGTGCTTGTAGTGATAGTTGTACATCAAGCAAGGGAATTGTTTATAGTCTTTATCAATTGATACTATCATTACCTCATCTCTGCCTATATCATCACTAATCTGCTTCCAGTACCTTGCAACCATATCATCTGTTTCTACACCGTAACCCCATATGCTATCGTAGTGGTCTTTTACAAATTGGTGCATTTCATTTAAAAGCGGTGGCAGTTCTTGTTTCTTTCTATTGGCTTTGTACTTTGGTGTGATTAGTTTTCTAAAGTTACCCTTTGAACCACTAAAGCATAATACTTTGTCTATGGTGTATTTATCTTCCAAGTCATTTACAATCTTCATATACTGCTGGTCAAACTTATTTCTTGCATCAGCAATATCTGTGTAGTACTTTTCATCATCTGGTGTTTCTCTTTTTCTGTAACAACTAGCAAAAATTAAGCTATCTGCATCAATTAGTAAAATCATCTATTGTTATGTTAAGTTTTAAATAATTCTTTTTCCCTTGTTTTACTTGGTAGTTAATATGTACATCAGTTATCTCACTATCTTGTTCAGTATGATATTCTATTTGCTTTCTTAACTTTTCCCAAGCTGCTTTGTTTACTTCCATTAATCGTTATTATAGTGTTTTAAATATGGTTGTTCTTTATGGTTGCATTTCTTAACCCAGCTTTTATCTAAAAACTTTATATACCTAAATTGCCGTAACTCATAATGATTAACCCTATCTTTATTTTTCGGGTCATTCAAAAGTCTATAACCTCTTTTACCCGCTTTTTCGCTTGTTTTAATAGAGTTGTGAAATGTTTCACCATCAAGTTCCCAAAAACTACTTGTATGTTCACCATAATATCTAAAACTACAAGCTTGATAAACAATACCTAAACCACCACATCTTTCATCTGCAAATGATTGTATCCATTTTATAGTTTTTAATTTACCTTTTATGTATTTAATACTATAAGAAATAGCCATACTTTCACTATTTCGTTTTGCTTTGTCATCTAACCACATACGGTTAAGTTCTAAATATTGGTTCATTTCAGTACCCTTTACAACACTATCACAACTTGCTGGGTTCATTGCGTAACCGTATTGCAAAACACCAAGAAACTGATTTTTTATATAAACTCCTAAATTTACGTATGTTCCATTATAAGTTTTACCACTATAATGATTTTTTATTATTGTTTCTTTTGCTAAATCTTTGTCAATTTCTTTAACACAAAATTCATCAGTACCATACCCTATAATATCTTTGTGCCCAAACATAGGTATCTGGGCACTATAAATATATCCTTTCATTATACTAATTCTTTTACATATGTTGAAAAGGTTTGCTCAACTGCATCTTTAGTAAACGAACAACTTTGTGTTGAATTAAAATGGTATGTTGTAAAGTCAATTAACATATCTAATATTTCTTTATTAGTCTTTTCTAAAATTTTATTTGATTTTATTTTACTCATAACTGGTATTATGCTACCTCCATTTAATTTCATTGATTTACCATTTTTTTCTAAATGCTTTATTAGTTTTCCATTCTTTAAATAGTTTTCACCTAAATACTCAACCAAGTTTAAAATTCTATCAAATTCTTTTGTTAAAGTAGCGGAACCATTTTTTATGTTCTTTGCTTCACCTAAAAATATTTTTATTAAAGCTGGTATTGTAAATAGTCTACTATGTACATCATTAGCTTCTTTTAAATTTTTTGGGCTTTGTAAAACATCCCTTAAAAACTTTTTATATACTTTATGATTTGAACCAGCATAACTAACTACATAGTCGATTTGCTTTAATACCTTACCCCTTGTGTTAAATGATATAAAAGACTTTCTTGCATCTTCTTGGTCTTTTACATAAATCTCCTTAACACTTATTTTATTAAGGTTTAGAACATCTAACATTGCAGATTTTAAATGTGCCCCATCGGTTAATATTTTAGTGCCATCTTTTGTAACACTAATTAATACATCTCGCATTTGACCTTGTGTAGAAACCGCTTCTGCTAAATCTTTAACATTGTTTTCATTTCTCCACCTCTGCCAAGATGGTATAATTACATTGTTAAAATCTTTTTTTGTGTAAACTTTGTTTTTAATAGTTTTCATTTTATTCTGTTTTAAAATTAATAATAACCAAATGTAACACTATTTTACTTTATAAACAAAACATTTAACAACTAATTTGGTTCTATATTTATATTTATTCTAACCGCTTGGTTTTCTTTAAGCAAGTACACATCTTTTAAAAGTCTTTTCTTTGTCCAAATTGTTGTATCTGGGCAGTACTTTTTTACTGGTGTTGGCATCTCTAAAGTGTTGAGGTAATACATAAAGTTTCCTTTAGGGTCATTTACAAAGTATATCTTTACAACATCATCTAAAGCCATTAGAGCATCGTACTTATCTTTTTCTAACATCTTATCTTCATAGTACTTGTTTCTAAATTTCATCTCTATAACACAATCCATTCCCTTTGGTGTTTTACCCTTTGCATCATATCTTGAATAACCATCACCACAATGTTCCAACTCCCAACCATCTAGGTTAAGAAGAAACACTACTGCCTTTTCCCATTCGTGAATTTTTTTAATTCCCATTGTTCCAAATTATGTTAAGCTGCTTTATCCACAACTTTATTTTCTTTGGATTGCAAGTGCAAGGTTTATGGTATTTATGATTATAGTACTTTGCGTGTAACTGGCATATTAATTCAAACTCATTACCATCTAATGTATCTTTTTTGTTTTCCCTAAATTTTGACCAATCACCAAAATCTTGTTTATTAAACTTTACCATCTATCTATTTTTATTTCGTTTAACTTTTTTCTTCTGTTGTTGCAGTCACATTTTGTACCTCTTAACTTGTGGTATTTATCTACCAAGTATTTAATACCAGTATACTTTGTGATGTAATAAATAATGTTTCCTAGTTTCATAATTCTAATTTTTTAATATTCCATTTTTCTTTAAAACCTTTTAAACAATCAATAAGGTTTATTTCTTGCTTTGCTGGTTTCCATTTTCTGTTTATATAAATACTATCTACATTGCATTTATCTAATGGTATATCTTTATCATCATTTTTAAAATCGTGTGTTACATAAAAAACTACACATTTATTTGTGTGCCAAGAATTAGCTATTCTTTCTAAAACTAATTTTTGACCAGTTGGTATTATATTACCTTTTCGCTTTACCTCCATTAATATTAAAACCTCATTATCAAATTCTAATACTACATCAATATCTGTTGGGTGTATTTTACCACTTTGTACACCAGTAAAATCTATTGTTTG